GATATGAGTTTGAGACCATGTTAGATGACACAATGCATGTTAATGCAGGTCTTGACAAATTAATTAAAATAAACCACACTCAAAAATGCCTTCAAAACCCCATACAGACGAAGTTCACAGAAAACAAAGAATAGTGAAGAATCCCATAAAATTTAAAATAAGTTTAAACGAAGAACAAAAAGAAGCAAAGAAAAAAATATTAGATAGTACATTAACTTTATTAGCTGGAAGAGCAGGATCAGGAAAAACACTTTTAGCTTGTCAAGTTGCATTAGATGGTCTCATACGAAGACACTACTCAAAAATTATAATTACAAGACCTACAGTATCAAAAGAAGAAATTGGATTCTTACCTGGTGATTTGCGGGAAAAAATGGATCCTTGGATTCAACCTATTTACCAAAATATGTATGCTTTATATGATAAGGTAAAAGTAGAAAAATTAATTGAAGGTGGTAAAATAGAAATTGTTCCCCTAGCATTTATGAGAGGAAGAACATTTTTAGATTCTTGTATTATTGTAGATGAAGCTCAAAATGTTACACATGAACAAATGGAGATGATTTCAACTAGAATAGGCTTAAGATCAAAAATGATTATTTGTGGAGATGACCATCAAGTAGATTTAAAATCAAAAAGAGAATCAGGATTTAGATTTTTATACTCAGCAGCACGTAAAGTAAAAAATATGTGTTCTATTACCTTAATGCAAAATCATAGAGATCCAATTGTGGATAATTTGATTGAAATTTATGAAGAAGCTGAAAGCAGGGGAATTATCAAAGGCTCCTCAGGCACTAGCGGAAAAGCTAGGCGATAATTCTAACCATTTAAAAGGGGCTTAGCAATTAAGCCTCTTTTTTTATATATTTATAACAAAAATAATTATGGCATCAATTTTAACTCCATCAGCATTTCAAATAAAAATAAAGGAGGAACACGTAGTTAAAGGTATTAAAACTACAAATGAAACTTTTTTCACATTAGGTAATATTACTAATGTAGATAGAAGAATTGTTACAATACCAGCATCAACCTCTATTGATTTGTTTAACGTCAATGGTTTAAACCCATCTGCCGGTACTTTTCCTTCAAGTAGTATGAAATATGCTAGAATTACTAATTTAGATACTACTTCTTCATTGGCTGTCTCATTTACATCTTCTAAAGCCCCTGATGGGATAGGTATTATAGGTACGGATTTAACCTCATCATATACAAGTGGTGGATCAGGTGGAGTAATTGGTTTATACCCAGCTGTACCAACTACATCAAGTGTTAGTGGTAGTGGAATGACATTAGATGTTGTGGTTTCATCATCTTTAATAATGAGTCAAAGTTTAACAATAAATTCAGCCCCTACAGATTGTGCCACAGGAACTTATAATGTTAATTTAGTAGGAGGTAGTGGTACAGGAGCAACAGCTCAGGCTGTAGTTACAGGAGCTGACCCTTCACAACCAACATTAGCAACTGTAATGGTATTAGACCCAGGAAGAGGATATGTAGTAGATGATTCTTTTACAATTGCAGGTGGAGATTTAGGAACAGGACAATTAGTAACAGGTCAAGCTTTTACTAATAATGGTTTAACTCCTAATGTTACGAATGATATAACAAGAGAAATAGCAGTTTATACAACTACAGGTCAAGGTGGTACAGTTAATGTAGTATCAGTTGGAGGAGTAGTTTCTACAGTAACCCCAGTAAATATAGGAACAGGATATCTGGAAACTCAATTAATTACAATATCAAAAGATCAATTAACAAATGTAGGATTTGGAAATGTAAGTTCTGATTACACTTGTACTCTTGTAGCTAATGACGTTGAAAATTCAGGTCAAGCAGCTTTAGCAATTTTAACCAGTAGTAATATAACTACAGACATATTCCAAGCAAAAATAGCAGCTGGGGGTACAGGTTATCAAGTTGGAGAAACTGTAACAGTAAATAAAGCTGAAATTGGTAATACTACTAATGATGCAATATTTACTTTAACATTAAATGATTTTACAGAAAATGGATCAAGAAGTTATTGGACTATGGATGTATTACCTACATCATCTCTAATGTTTTCAAGTCCTCAAGTTACAGGAAGTACATTCAATGGATTTTTTGATCAAGATATAGAATTTGTTTCTGTATATGCTGAGACAGAAAGAATGGATGTAGAATATGTAGTTGTTAACTCAGATAACGCGTAAATAAAAAAACTATGGCAAATATACCAATATGGCCCGGATCAAGTTCATTCCAACCAGGAGATACACCTTTTGGGTTTTATGACAATGATCCTGAATTTCAAATAGATGCAGATAAGTTTGCAACTTTTGCGGCCCGAAGATTAGGATATCCTATTGTGGATGTTGAACTTCAAGATTTAAATTTTTATGCTGCTTTTGAAGAAGCAGTAACAATATATGCTAATGAATTATATGGATTTAAAATTAGAGATAATTATCTAACATTAGAAGGAGCAGATGCTGCTACTATGGATATTGAAGATACAATTATTGTTCCTAATTTAGGAAGAATAATTCAAATGTCAGAACAATATGGGGTTGAAGCTGGTACAGGCGGAAATGTAGACTGGCACACAGGTGAAATTAACTTAACTAAAAGCGTTCAAGATTATAATCTAGAAGAATGGGCTCAAGCTAACATACCTCACTATAAAAACCATGATATAGAAATCATGAGAGTTTTTTATGAAGCACCTCCTGCATCCATGAGAGCTTTTGATCCTTATCAAGGTGGGGGTGGTATGACAGAAATGATGGATACCTTTGGATGGGGTCAATTTTCTCCTGCAGGTGTTAATTATATGTTAATGCCTATAAATTTTGATATGCAAATTATCCAACAAATAGAATTTAATGATATGATTAGAAGAGCTAATTACTCTTTTGAGATACATAATAATAATTTAAGATTATTCCCAATTCCTGATGGAACCCCGGATAAAATGTATTTTGAATATATTCTAAATTCAGAACGTTCAAGTGCTTCATTTGTAGTAGGAGGAAGTAGTACTATTTCTAATATTTATGATGTCCCTTATACTAATCCAAATTATGATGATATTAATTCAGTTGGTAGAAGTTGGATATTTGAGTATGCCTTAGCGGTATGTAAAGAAATGTTAGGATATGTTAGAGGTAAATATCAAGTAGTACCAATCCCAGGAGATAATGTTACATTAAACGCAAATGATTTAATTACAGCAGCTACCGGGGAAAAAGAAAGACTAATTGATAGATTAAGAGCTTATTTAGGAGAAACATCAAGAGAAAAATTATTAGAAAGAAGAGCAGCCGAAAGTGATTTTATTGAAAAAGAACTTGGCAAGGTTCCTTTTCCAATTTATATAGGATAATATGGCACTATTTGGAGGAGCAAGAGATATAAGTTTATTTAGACACCTAAATAGAGAGCTAATGGCGGATGTCATTACCCAACAGTGTTCTTTTTATAAATTTAAATTAGAAGAAACTAAAGTAAATATTTATGGAGAAGCAGCTGAGGAAAAATTCTATATGGGTCCTGTTTTATTAAATTGTCTTATTGAAAGAGCAAATGAAGAATTCCCAGAAACAGACTTAGGTACAGATTTTACATGGGGTGCTACATTTAAGTTTTTAAGAGATGATTTATTAGGTAAGATGGAAGAGTTTAATTTAGATTTTGCCCCTACAAATTATCAATATGGAGCTGATTTAGTTCCTGAAGTTGGAGATATAATTTTATATAATGAAGGATACTATGAAGTAGATAATGTAAATGCTAATCAATATTTTATGGGTAAAAATCCAGATTATCCAAATTCACCTCAACTACAAAATCCAGGCTTAGAAGACTTTGGTTCTTCAATCTCAGTTATTGTAGAAACACATTATGTACCAGCTGATAAGGTTGGTATTACACAAGAAAGATTGTATACTGGAAATAATTCAAACCCCTCATTAAATGGCTAAACAAGGAAAAATACCAATCCCAAAAACTCAAAGGGAAATATTAAATTCTCAAATTGATCCTTATAACCCACCAAAGGGTTCTCCTGGTTTTTCTAGTACAGGTAATCCTAACAATGCTGATATACCTAATAGAGGTAATCAAGTATCTTTTAGAGACGATACTACAAAACCTTTTTCATTAGGTATTAAGGATATAGATGAAGCTATTGCTTACTATATGGAGGAAGTAATTAAACCTACAGTAATACAAAATGGTACGGTTCAACAAGTCCCTTTTATATATGGTTCCCCTGAAAGGTGGAAGCAAGTACAAAAAGATGGTTATTATAGGGATAAAAAAGGTAAAATTATGTTACCTTTAATTACATTCAAACGCAATAATATAGAAAAAATAAGAAATATAGCTAATAAATTAGATGCTAATAATCCTCATAATGTAAGTATATTTCAGAAACAATATAGTGTTAGTAATGCTTATGATAATTTTGATATATTAAATAATAAAGCACCAGATAAAGTTAATTATGCAGTAGTAGTACCAGATTATGTTAATATTACTTATGATTTTATTATTGCTACTTATTATATAGAGCAATTAAATAAAATTGTTGAAGCTATAAACTATGCATCTGATTCTTATTGGGGTAATCCTGAAAGATACCAATTTAGAGCCCGAATAGATAGTTTTGCAACCCCCGTACAAGTAGAACAAAAAGGAGAAAGGTCAGTTAAAGCAACTTTTTCATTAAAATTATATGGATATTTAGTTCCTGATACAGTTCAAAAACAATTAAACGCAATAAAAAAATTTAATACACCCACACAAATTATATTTAATATGGAAACAATACAAAGTATAGAAGAATTAAACCAACGAGTCAAATTAGATAATTCTCGTCTTAGCATTCAAACTGATAATTCCTTTGCAGAATTTCCAGACTCTGAATAATAATAATGTTTTTTGTGATATTTATAAATAAAATTAAATGGGTATAATATTAAGACAGAACAAAGGTTCCGAGTTAACGTTTGCAGAAGTAGATGGCAATTTTCAGTCACTCTACTACTCTAGTTCTCTGTCTGGTACTGATCTACAGTTTTTCTTTGCAAGTAGTAGTGTAACACATAGTATAGACTTAACAAATGTTCCTGGATTCACAGGAGTTACAATTGAAAGTGGAAGTACTTTAATAGATAATGGTGTTCAAACTTTAAATTTCTTAGGAAGTGGTATAGCTAGTATTACAAATGCTGGGGGTAATCAAGTTGATATTACTATTGAAGGTGGTGGTGGTAGTGGAACAGGAATATTTCAATTATTAGGAGCTTCAGATATATATTATGCAACTTCTTCATTACAAGTAACAGCTAGTACTTATCAAGAGTCTGATTATACTACTATAGGCGTTACACAAAACCCAAATAATGATGGTACAGGGGGTAGCGTAGCAAAATATGGAATGATGTTTAGCCAATCTATATGGCATTATACGGATAATGTAGGTTACCCAACATCAAAA